TACAAATGTAAAGACAAATGCAGGATTGAAAATAGCAAAAGCAATTGGCAATTCACGTTTTGGTAAACCAGCTTTACATAGATATATTGGTACACAATGTGTATCAAAACCAAAAAGTGTACCTCAGAAAGATTGGGAAATAGCAATACAATTACCATTTGAAGGTTTTGTAAAAGTAAATCAATCTACAGTATGGAGAAAAGCGAATGGCTAGAATGGTCAAAAATTATGTGGCGCATGAGCCCACAAAAAAATCTACGTCCCAAGGTAAAGGTGGACGTGGTAGAAGCACTAAATTAGGACTGTCTACTATGAATAAACATAAGAGACGTTCTTACAAAAAATATAGAGGTCAAGGTAAAAGGTGATACAAGATTTTAAAGCAAGAGTCGCAGCTGACGGTTTAGCTAGAAGTAGTAAATGGATTGTACAAGTACATCCTCCAAGAGGTCTTACTGCTTCAGGTAAAGCATTGGGTGGTTTATTAGGAGGTACATTTGATATTAACCTTCCTATATTTGATGCAATAGATAATGCTGTGGGTGCTTTAAACGATATTGATATTAACCTTGGTGGAGTGAATGTTAACTTTAATCCTAATATACCAACATTAGGTTTTTCTCTATCAGGTGAAAATGAATCACTAAGAAGAATTAATATGTTTACATCTGATGTCACCTTGCCGTCAAGAGATGTTGCTGAAGTAATAAGAAAAACTGAAGGTGAACAAAGAGCTATTGGATTTAAACACATTCAAAATAATTTAGAGATTCAATACTATTGTAATGAATCTTTGAGAGAAAAAAAATTCTTTGAAGACTGGCAAGATATTGTATACAGCAGAGATGGTGTATCAACTGGTTATTATGATGACTATATAAGTCGTATTGAAGTAATCAAGTTAAATGCTAGTATGACAGAGAAAACAGCACATTATCAATTCAATGAAGCATACTGTAGTAACGTTGCTGAGATTGGATTAAATAATGAATCAGATATACTTAAGTTAGGTATATCATTTAAATTTAGAAATTATGAGAGGATAGATTAATTATGGGCGAACTGAGTAATATTAAATTTACTACTCCAGAATATGATGAGACAATCCCTTCAACTGGCGAAACAGTCAAAGTAAAACCTTTTAAAGTAGGAGATGAAAAGACTTTGATGATTGCTGCTGAGAGTAAAGACCAAAAGCAAATCATCAACGCATTGAAGAGTGTTGTCAATAAATGTATAGTGGAAGATGTGAATCTAGCTTACTTTGACTATGAGTATCTGTTTCTAAAATTAAGAGCAAAATCAGTCGGTGAAATATCAACAATCTTGGCGACTTGTGATAACACTGAATGTGGTCATAAAAACAAAGTTGAGGTAGACTTAGAGTCTGTAGCAATAAGTGAAGTTGAAAAAATTGACCCAGTTATAAAACTAACTGATGATGTTGCTATTAAAATGAAACATATGCCTATTGATGAAGCTGGCAAAATCGATGTAAAAGATATTGTTGAGGCTTTGTCAAAATCCATAGAGCAAGTAATCAATGGTGACGAAGTAGTTAATATTGATAAGTCTAATGAAGCAGAGCTAAAGAAGACTATTGCCGAATGGCCATCTACAATTACTAGTAAGATTAGACCTTGGTTTGAGAATATACCAAGAGCTTTCTGTAATGTAGATTTCACTTGCAGCAAATGTGGAACTGAAAATAGTCGTAAGCTTGAAGGTCTTGAAAATTTTTTTTAATAGCCCTTTCACACATCGATTTAGCTAGCTACTATAGACTAATATTTGGTCTTAAGCAGCACCACCACTGGGGTGTAGAAGAAATTGAAGGAATGATACCGTGGGAAAGGGATATATACACAGGATTATTAAAGCAATTCTTGGACGAAGAGAAGCAAAGAATGCAACAACAGAAAGCAAGACGATGAAGCACTCTTTTGTAAGAAATAGATTAAAGACTATGGGCTTAATACAAATGGCCCTGCCTATCTTCCTTGTGTCTTATTTCATAGTATTTCCTATCAATTGGTTATTAGTCATTGCTGGTCTACTTACAGGCTTTTTGTTTTGGACTATCACTATGGCTGGTTTTCACAGAGTGTTATCACATAATATTGTAAAGACTAATAATTATGTAAAAGCATTCTATTGTTTTATTGGGTCAATGGCAGCAGCTTCACCTCCAATCGCCTGGGCTGCAACTCATATCATGCACCATAATCATTTTAATACAGATAAAGACCCGCAAAATCCAAATGTATATGGTTGGAAAACTATGGTTTTTTATTTTGCACCATCATTTGCTGAAGTGATGGATAAATTAACTATCACTGAAAAGAAAAAATTTCTATTAAAAATTAAACATCTTATACGCGACCCGATACTATTATTCTTTGAAAATAACTATTTAGTTATTACTCTGATGTACATTATATTATTAAGCATTATACATCCATCAATGGTAATCTACTTTTATGTAATACCAGTAATTTACACGTTGCTAGGTCATTCATTATTAGTAGCACAACATATTGAAGGTATTGATAATAAGATTAATTTGATGTACCCTTTTTATTATGGAGAACATGCACATGATTATCATCATGAAGCGCCAGGTGGCCCTGACGGATTAAATACTCTATTAAGGAAAGTATTCAGAGCAAATGGCAGACGATAAACAAATAGAAGCATTAACTGGTACAGTTGCAAAACTGGTAGCTGCAAATGCTGATGACGCTAAGACTTTTAAAGAAAATCAAAAAGAGCAAAAACAGCTTAGAAGTGATGCTGCCAAAAATTTGATGGAATTGAAGAGGTTCATAAGAAATACAGATGGCACAAGTAAGGAAGGCCAAACTAGACTTGGTGGTCAAGAGATGTTAGAGAAATTCTTTAAAAATTCAGGTTTTCAGTTTGTCCAAGACCGTTCAGAAGGTAGACTTGACCAATTTGATTTTGCAAATACTAAAGGGCGAACTGGAATTCATCAAGCCTTTGATAAAGCAAAATTAGAATCAGCACTAGCAAAAGTTATACAAGAAGCACAACTTATATCAGATATGAAAAAACCAGGTGAAGAGTTTACATCTGATGAAAAAGAAAGATTAGAAACACTACAAAAGATAGAAGAGATGACAAGCCAAGCTCTTGAGTATCAAGAGCAAATGGCAGATGAAACTGCTCTTGATGCATTCCAAAAATACTTTGGTACTATGGGAGATTTTAAACAGTTCATTGGCAATTTGGGAGACACAAGAGCTGGTAAGCAAGTAACGAAAATAACAGATAAAGTAAAAGATGGCTTTTCATTTATATTTGATATTATCAAACTTGGTCTAGCTCTATTTGGTGGACTTACAGCACTATCTGGTTTTATCAATGGATGGAATAAAGTAAATGATTGGTTTAGTGAAAAAGATAATCCAACCATAGGTGATAGAATCGCTGCTGGATTAGCTGGTATTGTACAAGCATTTACAGGCATAAGTGATGAAGAAGCAGCTAAAAAGGCTAACCAAGCTGCATTTTATATTAATGGTATTATTAATTTCTTCAGCAGAATTGTAGCAGCATTTGGTAATATTACTGGTCTAAGAGATAGAAAAGAAGGTGAGAGTCTAATCACTGATACAGCTTTGGTTGTTGGTTCATTACTCGCTTTATTTGGTCCAAAAGGTATGATTGGAAAAATTGGTGGGTTCTTATTAACTGGATTTTTGACTCTTGCAGGTGTAATTGCTACAGCTCTTGGTATACCAGTTGCGGCTGCAGCAGGTATCATTTTAGCTATTGGAGTAGTACTTGGATTGATAGTATATTACTGGGATGAGATTAAGCAAGGTTTAGTTGATTTTGGGAATTGGGTTCATGGTCTTTATAAAGAATACATTGCACCAATGTTAGAGACTTTTAAAGAATTCTTCAATAATATGAAGGAAAAAGTAAGAAAATTTTTTGGCGGCGATTCAAAAGAGTTTGACCAATTAGAAGAACTAGGTTTTGTAAAAGATGGAGTTTTTAGAGATAAAATTAACAGAGATGCAGTAAGAAATCTAGGTGTTGATGACTTAAATACAATATTAAAAGAAGCTGACCAACTCAGTGATAAAGACCAACAGTATCTCAGAGACCTTATTGCTGCAAAACAGGATAATCAACCAGCTGGACAAGAAGGAAACCAAAGCACAGCTAATGCAATGGATGAAAATGCTGCTGAAAAATCTGAAACTGAAAAGAGTGGTACAACAAACAATAACGCTCAATACAATAATAATTCACAAACCGATAATAGTACAAACTATAATTTAAATGGTGGTGGTACAAACACTAATGCAGGTGCTTCATATGACACAGTTGGAGCTACTTAAGAACGCCTTGTAGGTCTTTTGTAAGGCTTGCGTTTGGTTGTTTTGCTTTTAAGTAATCTTCTTTCAGCCAACAATTGAGATTTCTCAGCTTCCCATTTAAGAATACCCATTTTCTGTAATTCTTCTTCAGTCCATATCTCAAATCTTAATCCGTTTTTTGAACAAGCAATTTGAGCATTCTTCCATTTTTCAGCATTGATTGCAAATCTAGCAGTTTCTTCAATCCATTTTTTACTTTTTCTTTTAGGCGATGGTGGTATTACAGTTTCTTTCTTAGGTTTTACTTCAACTACCTTTATTACACCATCACTAAATTTGATATAAAAGTCAGGAAAATATCTAGCTCTACGTCCAGATATAGGATGCACGTATGGTATTGCAATCTCTTCACTAGCCCATTCAAGGACGTCAGGATTGTCATCACACCATTTCATTACGTTTCTTTCCCACATACTACGATAAGTAATGTTCTTTACATCACCTGTGTATTTGTCAGGATTATTTAACGCTGTTAGTTTTCCTTTGTAAGTCGGCATAATAAATACTCTATAGGATTATTTAATATGCCAAAAGATTTTAAAGCCTTACGATTTCCACAAGATTTGGGAACAGAAAGTTCACCAAACTATATTACTTTTATGCCTGAAGAAGTGCAATACAAGACACAAGAGTACGGCAATAAAGTAGATAGAGGTTCAGGTGGTTTATTTGGTTCATCAGAACGTGGTGGACTTGATATCGACCTGGGTGCAGGAAATCCATTTAAACAGTTAGGTGAAAGTATTGGTGGTCAACTGACAAGTATTGCTGATGCAGCTATTGATTCGATAAACGCCATTGGTAGTTTATTTGATGGTGGTTCACTATCAGCTACGGCCACAAAATTTGGTAAACTTGTAAATGGTAAAGTAAAGATAGGAGACTTTATATTATCATCTGGTCTAAAAACTGAAGCACCACAAATAAAAAATTTAGGTTCAATATCACTTTATTTACCCGATACTTTAAATGCAACTACAGCAGCTGAATACAGTGCAAAAGAAATAGGTTCATTAGGACAATCAGCTGTAAGCCAAGGAGGCAGTGTAGTTGACACTATTAAAGATGCTCAAAAATCAGATTCAAGTATTGCTTCTGGATTATTAGGTGAGATTGTAAGACAATCAGGGCAAGTTGGTGATGTATTAGCTGTGCAATCTGGACAAATTGTAAATCCATTCTCTTATCAAGTGTTTGGTGGTATGGCGCATAGAACATTTAATTATCAATTTGATTTAGTACCAAGAAATGCAAGAGAAGCTGAAGAAATAAAAAGAATTTGTGATATGTTCTTATTTTATATGCTTCCATCTGCAGGTAATTCTCAAGACATTCAAGATTTTTCAGGCCTTAAGAACCCAGAGGGTGATAAAACTAATTTCTTTTTGAAAATGCCGTCGCAATGGGATATCAAATATTATAGAAATGGTAATCAGTTGACCCATCATCAGCAGCCTTTTAAATGTTTCTTATCATCATGCGATATACAATATGGTGGAGATGCTGAAAACTTCTTACATGAAGATGGCTCGCCAGTTAAAACCTCTCTATCATTAAGCTATGTAGAGATTGAACCACTAATGAGAAGCTAATATGTATTTTGACCAATATCAAAGAATACTGTACGAATTTCCTGATGGTGTAAAAAGAGTTATGACTGACATGTCATTGAGGCCTAAATTTAGAGATGAGATAACTACAAATGCTATAAACTTTGAATTTTATTCTGTAAAAGATGGAGACACTCCAGAAAATTTAGCTTATGATTATTATAATGATGAACAAAAACATTGGGCTATACTTTTAGCTAATAACATTATGAGTATCTATAATGATTGGCCAAGAGACCAACAACAACAAGAAGAATTCTTATTTCAAAAATATAAAGTACAACCTGACAGTGATGGTGTATTACAAACACTAACAAGAGTACAAGTTCAAGAGTTTACACAGTTTGTCGGTATAACAGGAAATAATTTTACTGGTCATGTCACGGGTACATCTGTAGTCACCAAGCCTAGGCATTTTGTAGATGCTGATAAAAACGAATATTCTTATGATGCAATAGTTAATAATACAACAGGTCAAGATGCTAACGGTATAGGAGTTGTTTATCCTACTGTATCACCTGTATCAATATCAACATACGAAGAAGAATTAAATGAGGCAAAAAGAAATATAATAATTCCATCAAACAATATTATTGAAAAATTGATTGATGAAATTCAAGAGTATATAAATGGCTAGCGATAAATTTACTGGTTCTTATGAACTAAAGAGTGCACAAATTATTAGAGGTGGTGAGTCGATAGAGATAAATGCTTTAGTCTCTGAGATGAATATCTTTTCATCAATTATTGATAGAACAATATTAGGTGAATTTCTTATAGTTGATGGACGTAATCTTATATCTGGATTTCCTGTACAAGGTGGTGATTTATTTAAGATAAAAATAGATATACAAGGTAAGATTAGAGATTACACTATGAGAATCTCTAAAATCAAATCACTATCAGATACTCAAACAAGTAGAATGTATATTTTAGAGACTATATCTGAATTAGCTTACCAAGGACTACACCAAAAAATGTCACAATCTTTTATTGGTCCATTAAGTGATATTGCTTTACAGATATTTGAAAAATACACTGATGAAAAGTATGCAGTTTGGGAAGGTTCAAAAGGTGCACAAACTATTATCATACCAAATTGGAGTCCGACAAAAGCAATTGGTTGGTTAGCTTCTAAAGCTGTCTCTACACAAGATGATATTAAATTTAGATTTTTTCAAGATAGTAAAGGTAAGTATAATTTTATGCCTATTGAAAAGGCTATAGAATTTTACAAAGATAATCCGCCATTTACTTTTAAATATAGAGCTAATAGTGGTGTAGGTGATAGACCTAATACTGAAGCTGATGCTTTTGCGATTAGTGATTTAAAATTTGGCCATTCATATGATATGGCTAGAAGTTTAAGAGAAGGTTATATATCAGGTAAGAAGTTTGATATTAATCTTACTGATAAAACACAAAACATACTTGAATATAATTACCATAAAGAATTTGATAAATCAAAGTACTTAAATCCTTATCCACAATATTACAAACAAGATTTTGGTGATGGTAGAATTTACTTTTGTGCTAGCACACAGTATCCAGAAGATTTATCTAGTCTCAAAAGGTCTACAGTCACTAACTATAATCAACTAGTACAAATAACTATTAAGGGAAATCCTGAAGTAGATATTGGTCAGATTGTTAAGCTTGAATTACCTAACCCTGACCCAGGTGCATCAAACAAAGGTCAATTAGATAATATGTGGTCTGGTAAATATTATGTCACAGCCAAAAGAGATTTTTATAATGGCGATGAAGTAAAAATGGTTATGGACTGTTCTAAAGAAAGTTTGAAAGAGGAAGTATAGTATGTTAGACGGAAAAATGTTTTGGTTTACTGGGGTTGTTGAAGACAGAAGTGACCCTGAAAATATGGGTAGAGTAAAAGTCCGTATTCATGGTGTACATACAGAAAATAAAACACTCTTACCTACTAAAGATTTACCTTGGTCTCACGTATTAATGCCAGTGACTTCAGCATCATTAGCAGGTATTGGTGTATCTGCAACTGGTATATTAAATGGCTCTTGGGTTGTAGGATATTATATTGATGGTGAAGATATGCAAGAAAATATTATTCTTGGTACACTACCTTCTAAACCATATCTTAAAAATCCATCTTTAGGATTTAATGACCCGAAGGGTGCTCATCCAAGAAGGTCTGATGGTGTTGATACTCCAGACCCAGCTTTACAAGATAGATATAATGTACATCCTTCTTATAATGCAAAGAACGATTTAAGACAAGATAAAGTAGAAACTGCAATACCACCTTTCTTAAAAACGGTAAGTATTGATGAAGAAGATGACCCTAAGTTTACTAGAAATACTTGGGACTCTCCTAAAGTACAAAATGGTAAATCACCTAGATATCCTTTCAATAAAGTACATGAAACAGAAAATGGACATGTATTTGAGGTTGATGATACACCTGGTAACGAAAGAATATCTACTTTCCATACAACTGGAACATACCACGAAATTCTTGATAATGGTGATATGTATAAGTCTATTTCAAATGATAACTATACCGTTATTTTTGGTAATGACAAAATTTATGTAAAGGGTAATGTAGATATTACTATTGATGGTGATAAAAGAGAACTTGTAAAAGGCAATTATCATCTTGAAGTTGAAAAAGATTATACAATGAATATCAAAGGGTCAAGAGAATCAGCCATTGGTAATAATGAACTTATTGAAATAGGACAAGAATTCTCTAGCAATGTAAATGAAGACTATACACAACGTGTTGGAGGCCATGAAATACGTATTGTAGACAAATCAAGGAATACAACAATTGGTGATTCTGAAGACCTCTCTGTGGCCACGAATATGAACGAAATTGTAATGGGTAAGAGAGATATGTTTACTTCTGCTATCCACACTCATACAGTCACTGATAAATTAAATATATCAGCTCTTGGTGACCTTACAGTGGGAACCAAAGCTAACCATATAGAAACCATTAAAGGTAATAGAACTGAAAATATAACAGGCGATGTAAGCGAAACTGTCGGTGGAAATGTCACCGAGAATATTACCGGAAACTTAGATATTGACGCCAATAGGATTGATTTGAACTAATGAATGATATGTTAAACTCAGAAATACTGAATTTTTGGAACCTCTTAGGTCCGTGGGCTGCAGTGATAGGTTCAATTATAGTCGGTATGTGGATAAAAGACTGGGCAACAGGATTTGCTAAAGGTGCAAGATTTAGAATGAGTGCTTCATTTAATGAAGGTGATAAAGTTATTCTAGAAGGTAAACCAGCTCTTATTATAAAGATAGGTTTCACTGAAACAGTATTTGGTGTATATAATGACGATGGCTACACTTGGAGATATGTACAAAATGAAAGAATACCTTTTCTTAAATTAGAAAAAATTGTAGACAAAGACTTACACCAAGATACAGACCAAGAAAAAGCCCAGAAGATTATTGACCAACTTCAGAATATCGAGATTCAAAAGAATGCTGAAGAAATAAAGAACATGAAAAATGGGAAAAAGAGTTAAATTACCTAAGTTGGCTATGGCATATACACAATTGCCAGAACCTGAACAACATACCAGAGATAAGATTGAGTATGTAATAGAACAAACCAAAACTCGTACTAAGTTTTGGGAAGCTTCGGTAGCAGCACATGATGAAAATCCATCTTATGCAGTAAAAAGATATTGTGAAGAAAATGACCTAGAGTTTCCAGAACAAGATTGTAAAGATTTAGAAGATGAGGCTGTTCAAACAATTAAATTTTGGAAACATAAATTTGCTAAATTAAGACCCTATGCAGCAGCTACACAATTTGGTTTAGAGATTGATAGATTACCAAGCTCTACTAATAAGACTAATTCATATCCTAGTGGTCATTCAACTCAAGGATATTTAGCTGGTTTATATGTTTCAAGTATCTATCCAAGTCATAGTGTAGGTATAATGGAAGCTGGTTTAGAATGTGGCATAGGTAGAATCAAAGCAGGTTTTCATTATTTAGATGACCATGAAGCTGGTATAAAATTAGCAACACAATTATTTAAGTTGATAAAGAAATGAGAAAATTTACAGATTTATTAATTGAAGAAGCTGGCAAAGGACTTACAGTCTTTGATATTGATGACACTTTATTTAGAACATCTGCAAGAGTAAAAGTAAGAAACAAAAAGACTGGTGATGTTAAAGAACTACCACCTGCAAAGTTTAACAAATACACATTAAAGAAAGATGAAGAGTGGGATTTTGGTGAGTTTAAAAATTCAAAAATATTTCAGCAAACAGCTATGCCAATTGGAAGAATGGTAAAGAAAGCTAAAGCAATTATAAGAAATGCTACTAGAAAAGGTTCAAAAGTAATTATAATTACAGCTAGGTCTGATATGGATGATAGAGATTTATTTTTAGACACTTTTAGAGCACATGGTATAGATATAGATAAGGTGCATGTAGAAAGAGCTGGTAATTTAGGTGGCAGTGCAGCTGGTGCTAAGAAAAAGATTTTTCAAAAATATCTAAGCTCTGGTGACTATCAAAGAGTTAGGTTTTTTGATGATGATAAAAATAATTTAAAGAGCTTTTTGTCTTTGAAAAAAGAATATTCTGATATAGACTTTTCTGCTTTTCAAGTACAAAATAACGGCTCAGTGAGGAGTGTAAAATAATGCCAAAAGTATGTAGAAAAAATGACCCACTAACTACTGGTCATGATTGTGTAGGTACAACTGAATTAGATACACCAGGACAAGGTAGTGTATATGCCAATGGTATACTTATTGCTAGAAAAGGTGATTCAACTGTAGCTCATCCTATTGGTGCACCAGCTTGTCCAAATCATACTGCAGTAGTAAATGCTGGTAGTGGTAGTGTATATGTAGTTGGAAAAGAGATTGCTAGAGTAGATGACTCAGCAGATTTAGGTAATATGACTGATGGTTCTCCAGATGTATTTGCAGGTGATTAATGAGTAAGTGTGGAGCAAATGAAGCTTTAAAAAGCTTGACTGAAAAGACTTCAGAAATGGCTGATAGTCTGAAAGATACAGTTGACTTAGATAAATTAGAAGAGTTTAAGGCTAAAGCAGATTTAATCAAAGGTGATATTGAAAATAAACTTCTTTCACAAATACCTAAACCAAAAAATTTACAAGAAGAATTAGAAAAAATAAAAGGCTTAAAAGAAGGATTAGCTGTTGGTGCAGCTGTCTTAGCATTAGAAAAAGACTTTGGTAAAGCTTTAGGAGCTGGTGTATTAACCGGTGCTCTTAAAAATGTGCTTGACCCAGTACTACAAGGAGCTGCAGGAATTGCAGCTGGAGCTGAAGACGCTATATCAGACGCATTGGGTGGTAAAAAATTTGATATCTGTAAAAATGTACCTAATATAGAATTAGATGAAAATGGCGAACCAGTAGAAAAAGCAAAACCAGGTGCTAAGCCAAATGAAAAATGTGATAAACCTAAAGAGGTAGAGAAGACTGTAGAAAATAATGCTGAAAAACCATCAACTGGCGGTAGTCAATATACCTTTGATGAGTATTTACAAGCAAGAGTCGATTTTAAGAAAAAAAGGCAAGAGATAATTACTTCTTTTAATAAAGACTTTGATAAACATCCAAATGGTGTAGAGCAAAGATTAAAAGAGCTGACAAAAACTTGGAATAAGATAAAGAGAAAATGGAAGAAAGCAGATAGGATAAGAGAAAAAGAAAAGAAGTATGCCCACTTAGCAGATGCTTATGCTGGTGGAGCGTTTGTTGATGGAAAATACGGTCCATTAAAAAAAGAAGACCTTTTAGAATTTGCTGTAAAGAGAGTCAATTATGACTATTGTACACAACTAAATAATGAAGTATCAGATATGGAAAAA